GTGCGAACTACCCACAAACACGGCCAGCCAAAAGTACCTTTGCATTTGCAGAAAATGGGATTTAGAGGCAATCGATTTTTTTGCAACATATTGTTGGCAAGAAAGACACACCAACAAAACAAGAGGTCAAACGCTGATCAAAGCTTTATGATTTTGGTTTGCCTTGCTGATTAATCTTTAAAGAATTTTAAGCGCTCTAATTGGCTCTTTATGCCTAAATTAGCCCAAAATGCCCTACATGCTCCGAATCACTTTCAAAAGCGCTGACAGAAGCAAAAATTATATTTTTTGGCGTTTGTCTGAGGGTCAATAAAGATATTATGTAAGAATAAAATTTCACCGGGCTGCCTGTCGTCCACGCTGAGTAGCGCTATCAGTTTGATAGCACATAACCTACCCGCGCCAGCTTATCGCTCTCAGTGAGGCTTATATTGAGCCTCTGGAAAAATTGCATATAGACAAAAAAAAGAGCGCCATTGGCGCTCTCTTAATTTTTATTTGTGATGCTTACAAAGTGTAGAACAATATAAGCAAGATTATTAAACCTATTAACCTTATTATAAAATCAATCTGTTTATGCGTCATTCAGCACATTCCTCACATAACTTAACATCAAATCGGATGCCATGTTGAACAAATGCACCTTGACCATCTGTTGACCATTTCTGAGGGCTTCCAATTGTTTTACTTTTCTTGCGGTAATTGTCACCTTTATTAATGGTTTCTTTGCACTCATAACAATTATAACTTCGTCTAGCTTTGGTTAGTTTCATCCTAAAATCTCCTTTAGAAATTCAGCGCTTTCTAATTCTAATTCCCAAAGCTCCTTCTGAGACCCTTGCTTTGACTCATGCTTCACATCGTTAAGATGTTCAATCATGTGATCAATTGCCACCCTCAAAACGTCCTCATCTACTAACGTTAATTGAGCAGCAGCGCCATTTTTCAGCACAATATAATTGTGACCTAATGGCAAACTTAAAACTCTTTCTGCCATGTTATATGCTCATATAGATTTCAAGCGCTTGAGGCTCTGAAATGTCGTTTAATATTGTTGCTGATGGGTATTTGTTTTTGACGTGCTCTTTAAGTAGCCAATCAGGTTTATTCTTTGGCTTCTTCCATTGCACAACACGCGACTCGTTATCTTTTTGAACTTGAGCCACAATGCATCTTTTCAATAGCCTTTTTAAGTCTCTTTTAGTTAGATATTCAGAAACTTGATTATGACACCATGACTCAAGAGTTTGGTCAAATCCATCTATTGCCCAATCATATTTCCCTACATCTGTTTTGGGTAATGATGCAAAATAAGCTTCTACCTCTTTATATTTTTTGTTCCAATCACCTTTAAATTTTTCGTGATCGTGTACACGGTCACAGCCACCTTGCCCCTCATTAAAAACGTGGGCAAATGGTTTTCCATCAAGATAAAGAACACCCTCAAAACAATATGTTTCGTGAGATGCAAAGTGTGAATATTTAATTGATTTAAGTTCTAGTTTCATTTTTAATCGCTCCTTATTTACTAGATTAATAGTTAAAAGTTATACCATCATAATATTTGACAGTTTCTCCATTCGGCAAATCAACAAACCATTCATGATTTTTTTGCCAAACTCCAAATTGCAAGCAAAATTGATTTGCTGCTTGATTCATTTTTCTTTTAGTTGTCACAGTTAACCAACCATCAGTGTTTAAAGTAATCTTGCGGTCTCTCCAAGATACAATGTTTGTTCTGTGATATGTCACTCCACCATGATCTGAGTTGTCAAACCATGTAGTCGCGTAATTGCTTAGTTTATCCATTCTTGGCATTTTTTCCTCCATAAAGTTTATTTTCTGCCCATATGACAAAAGCTTGTAACTCTTGACCCTCTTCAATGTTATTATCTGATGCACATTGCTTTAGTGCGCTTCGTGGCTCTAAACCATCGCACATTTGCAGCAATTCAATTGCCTCATTATATGCAATGGAAAATTTAAAGAGCGTAAAAGATTTATTGTTATCTGACATCAGCAATCTTCCTCACTCATCCAACAAAAACCAAAACCAACATCATAAAGACCATCTTCATTAGGTTTTTGATTAAGGAACTCTTCCCAAAACTCACGATCATCTACATCATGACCATCATAAGGAAAAACTTGTCTGACTATTTGTTTGAATGTTGCCTCATTAACATATGGCTGTAACCAACCATTCCAACGCCCCTCGTTAGGATGGTAAAAACCCTCATAAATAGGGTCATTCTTATCGTTAAAAAAACCAAATCTCACTTTAACTAGTTCTGACATTTTAAACCCCATATAAAACTGAGAATGCCCACGGCATTGAGAAATATAGAATTGACAGACATGCAACCACCCAAAGAACGAAGACAAGTGTTGCTGCGATCATTTCACGAATAAAACCATTGCTAGGTTTACGACGTCTTTGTTTACGCTCTTTAGAAATTAGTTTGAGCGTATGATGCAAATTAAAAGGTTTCTGTGTTATATGCATTTTAATATATCCTCTCTATTGATATCAAAAAGATATCAGAAAGAACCAAAAACACAAGTTATTTTTGCACCTATCAAAATTCAAACTTACTGCCAAAATTTCGTACAAATTGACCAAGAATTATTTGCGGTAAAAACGCAACAATCAGACATTTTACCTTTTGCTGCAATGCAACAAATATTTTTTGCATGTGCAGAAATTTGGCTGCATTTTTGCCATATTTTTTGCTATTTTGTTGTTTTGCCCACGTGGAAAAAGCTCACCCCCACGTGGAAAAAGCTTACCCCTACGTGGAAAAAGCTCAGGCCTACGTGGAAAAAGCTCAACGCAATTTTGCGGTTCGCATTGCCTTTGCAATATTTTTCTTAATCATCTTATCTAAATGCTTCCCGGCAAATCTTTTCATCAACGGCTGGAAGTCATATTTCTTTCGATAAATAGGTAAATAATCTAGTATGTGAAAGAGTTTTTGTGGTTTGCCGTTGCCAGTGACTCGGTAAATACCACCAGTTTTGCTTCTGCCTTGACCACCTTCAGCAGTAAAATATCTAATTGCTTTAGATGCAGATGCACCTTTTTTTGACCTTGTGAAAGCTACTGGTGCAGATCCGCTGCCAAAACCACCTATAACCTTGTTCACTTGTGACATCAAAATATTGTTTGCTTTTCCACCAGTTCTGGATGTTGGCAAAACAGCACGAACAATACCGGGATAAGGAACTCGCATATCAATAAGCTTTTCCACCGCTTTCTGTGGTCTCTGACCGCCACTCTCTTGCACTTCAAGGTAATGCCGGCCTGACGGTTTATCTTTTCTTTGCACTATCGCTATGGGATTTTTCTTTGTTGCTCTTGTATGGAAAAATGCATTTAACGTATATGCGTTTGCATTATCAAAAGTTCTTTGCATATGCTTTTTATTTATCCTGACAAGAAAAGACGCAGTGTCGTTTACTGACAACATCATAGCATATGGCATCTGCCGGGCTATCATATTTGACGTTCTGCGAACAACGTCCTCACTGCTGCCTGTCACCGTAAAATTATGTTTTTGCATCGTATACCCTACGTGGAAAAAGCTCACCCCTACGTGGAAAAAGCTCAGTGCATAGTAACAGACTTTGCCCTTCCTGTATCCTCTAAATATGCGACAACAACTTCCATCATCGATTGAATTACTCTATCTGGCTCTACGCCAGCATAGATTCGTTTTGACATATAGTCTGTCAAAGCATCACTCTCATGCCTTGCTTCGTCATCATCCATTATACAATCAAGTTGCAGTAAAAAAACCATAGCTGATCCTTACACAAAAAAAGGCTCTACACAAGTTACCTCAAATGTAGAGCCAGTTGGAGGCTTGTGTGATAGGGAAAGCCATATAAAAACCTATCAAATTGGGAGGAGCAAGAAAGCCTCATTTACAGCATAACATATTTTTATTTTGTCTGCCATTGTGTATGTTCTTTAATATGTTCCATCAAGTCAGACATTAAGAACAAAAAGTCGGCTGGGGGAATAATACCGATTAACTTACCGTCAATCCAAATTCTAAGCCCATCGTCGTAAACTGCATACCTCAACATTTATCTTTCTCCAATTCATATTTTCTTTGTAGTATTAATAATCGCTCTTGCTCTGTCCATTTAGGCAAAATCTTTTCATCTGCAATGCCTAAAACTTTTCTGCGATTTGCAAACCCATATAGCTCTTCAAGGCAATGTATATTTTTCAATTTATCTTCTAGCTTCATGGGAATTTCCGTAAAGAGGGAAAGAAGGAAGGACTTATAGTCCTTTTCCTTCCTTCCCCCTCCACTTTACCAATGAGGAAGGAAGGGAAAAACAAGGAAAATCCCTATTCCCTCTCATCATTAGTTTCATAAAATATCCTTCCGTTTTCGTGTCTTATAATACGTTTTTCAAGTAAGCTGTTTTTACAGCTATTAAACGATTTGTTCTTTGAATTAGGTTTTAGCTTATCAGGTAAAGTTTTGTAGTATTCCTTCCTTAAATCATCCTCATCCATACCATCATCTATTGCTTTATTTTCGTTCAATACCTTTATAAAATTTCTCTCTCTTTGCTTTCCATCGTTGCCCGGCAACGGCTTGCTATCATCAATTTTTACTAACACAACGCTTGATGTTTTTTCCCCATCAGCACCAACTAACTCAATAATATCATGAGCAAAGTTCATTGGCTCTGGCATCATAGCATCCTTCATCTTAGTAAATTTTACCTCAATCTTGGGTATATCTTCCTCAGAAAACCACCTCTCAACTTTAAACTCAGCATCTACAGCGCCAAGCAAGGCAGATGATCCTCTAGCCCTATCTTTAGCATTTGAGCTATGCCCAGTGTGATGCACTGCCAACACAGTGCAATCATATTCGTCAGCTATATCATCTATTGCTCTAATTGCTGCACCCATATCTTTTGTGCTATTTTCATCTGCTGCGCCCATAGATCGCGCTAGAGTATCGATAACGATAAGAGATGGCTTACCATACGTCTCAGCCATTTTGGTGACTGTATTGAGCATTTTTTGCACCTCACCTTCTTCAGTCAATATGACGGATCTACTAGATTTAAAGAAGGGTACTCCCTTCAAAGGTGTCTGATTTGCCTTTGACCATGCAGCAGCCCTTCGTGCAAAGCCATTGTGACCTTCGCCAGCAATGTAAAAGACTGAGCCTTGCTTCACACTATGTCCATGAAACTCTGTGCCAGTTGCGATGCATAGAGCCATATCTAAGGTTAAAAAGGTTTTACCTGCGGCTGGGCTACCAAAGCAAACTGCAAACGTGTGATCTTCTAGCAGCCCCTCTATGAGCCATTTGGGTTGCGTAAACTCCAAGTCCCCTATTGGCATAAACAAAGGTTTAGGCAGCTTAACCTTCTTTAGTGCTTGCTCTACGGCATCTTTGCCATCCTCAAGCATCACGTCATTCCAATCTCGCCCATCTGCACCTTTTGGCGCAACATATGGTAAACCTGTTTTTTGAGCATAATCTTTGCCGGGTTTGTCATTGTCAGCAGCAATAATAAACGTACAGTCTGGCCTCATGTCTTGCATCATCTGGGCTATGGGAACTAATCCAGAAGCGCTCATTGCTGCAATGCAAGGTAGCCCGGTAGACATATGAACTGAAACAGCCGTAGCATAACCTTCTGCAATATACACCTTACCTTGTAGTAAACTGCCAATATAAGCGAAAGCACCTGTGACTTGTTTATCCTTCTCAAACTTCTTAAATCCGTTTGGGCTAATTGTCTGTGTATTTACACGCTCAAAATCTTTATTAAGCATTGGCACAATAACATTATTATCCGACACCATTGCGCCACCTAACAAGTCTATACCCTTCTTTTTATGGTATGGCTCGAATGTGTTGAAGTCAGCCGTATCATTTACCACTTGATGCAGCTTGTTCTTATTCTGTGATTCGTATTCTGTAGGCAGAACACCGTCATGCCTCATTTCATCATATATAGATGCAAAGTCATTACATTGCCGACAGTGTACACGAAGCTCACCATTGTATTCATTTATTCTAAATCTGTCCTGACCACCGCAAGCTGGGCAAGCTCCGTTATACTCACGGTCTTTCTTTACAGTTTTGAGATTGTATCGGGAGATGATCTTATCTGCATACTCACCCCAATATAAAGTATGGTATTTACTTTTATTATCCATATCTTGTATACTTTCTGTATATCTAGTTCACTAGTTATATTCGCTCGTTGTATTAAGGGTGAGGTAGCGCGATGCATCTCACCCTTTTTTTAGTTAAAATGGTATTTCGTCATCCAGATCCAGAGCGCTACTGCTGCTATCGTCATTAGACTTATCGTTATTCGCTTTAGAATTATCGTCGTGTATGTCAAAATCATCATCCTCAGAATTGTAGACTGCATTTAAGACTTGCATCTTGTCAAGAAGCAGACTGATGCCACCATGATTGTCTGGGTCTGTAGAAGGGTGAGCGACAACAACAATATTGCCTGTTGATCCTGATCCTATTCTACGGTTTTCTATGACCTTTTTCGCGCCATCAACCATCTTCGGCATATCATTTTCTTTACCAGCGTTGCTGATGGCTTTCTTTTTTGCGCTAAAGTTAAACAGTAAACCATCATCGGTTTCCTTAAAGCCAAATACCCGATCAAATGCTTTTAGCTTGCTGTTTCGCTTTTTGCATTCAGTATAATGGTCAGAAAGCTTGTCATGGAATGCTCTACCTTCCTCTAGGCTCATTTGAAATGTAACGCTATAAGCTGCGCCGGGGGCAGTTTTCGCACATTCTTTTGACCTACCTTCTGCCTTATCAAATCGATAAGGTGCGTCTAGTTTTGGGTATGCAAAGATTACATCGTTCACTAGAAATTTCTTAAAGTCTGGATTCGCCATCGTTTTCTCCTTTTGTGGCTATGTGAGGAACTGCCTCACTCAGTTTCCATCCAAGCTGGTGGATGGATCATTGAGAAGCGAGGCCAGTGAGTAGCATACTCATTTTTGGCTTTAGCTTCTGCAATCTTCTCAAGCGCATAGATCATATCAACCTCTGCCCTCTCAAATGCTTCTAAACTCATGTTGTGCATATGTGCTGCATATGGCGCTGTATTTTCTACGGCAAGAAAAGCAAAGTAATTTACCTTCCAGCCACATAACTCAGCGACATATTTATAAAAGCAAGCTTGCACGTCATACCGATACAGATAGCATTGTCTGTTAAATCCTTTTGGGCTTGCATCTACAGTTGTTTTTATATCTGACATAACGCCAAGTTTAGGATCATAACAGTCTGGCCTACAGCGTAACTGAAGCCCAGTGTGCTTACATTCTGCAAAAAGACTGTGTTCTTTCAGCGATCCCTTTTTGTCTAACTGCTTGGCGCAAACCTCATCTTGCAACAGTGCTTCTGCAATATCGTTTGCTTTGTCATATTCTTTCTCAGGCAAAAGCTTTGCGCCAGTTGATATGGCAGCTTCCTCTGCTTCCTTCCAAGCATTTGTGCCCCTTCTGCTTGGCCCTCTCATTGTGTTCATGCCACCCTCAAGACAAATGTCGTGAACTGCTGTTCCAAGTGCCATTGCTGATGTCTCAGTGTGTACTGCATTATGCCAATGCCACACCGATTTGGTTATTACGGCTTTCACATCAGACGAACTTATTGCATCACTAGAATGATACTCATCGTTTGACATATCTTTAATAATTTTATGCATTCATTAGCTCCCTACAGATGTAGCAGAACCCCTCAATGGAAATATCGATTAGCTGATCTCCATCATCCTCTGTGCCATACATTTTTGCTATAGGCTCAAGCGAAATAACGGCTCTGGGTTCATATCTATCGTATTTGTAAATTACGCATGGCATTTTATATGCAAGCATGGCGGCTTTTTCAGATTGTCTCCACCACTCTTTCTTACATCCCCTACCTTTTGCGTAATGCTTTGCTTCTATACTAAAAGGAAATTGCTCGTTGTCGGGAATAAGATCACCACCTTCAGCAGTCCTATATTGCTCTAGGTTTCTGCTGAAAGTTATACCAAGCTCTAAATATAGTTGCTTGGCTAAATCTCGCTCCCATCTAGCCCCTTTAGCTCTACTCGACATCAACCTTTACCTGTTTTAGTTGCATACCCTCTTTATCCAAATAATCACGAAAAGCCTCTTCTGCCATTGCAGCAATCGACATTCGTTTCTTCGGCTTTAATGCCTTCATCCCAGCAAAAATATTTGGGTCTATTCGTATTAATAACGGATGTAGTTCCATCTGTCTCTCCTTTTTGATATCTTTCTGATATAATAATAATTGACTTCTGTAAAGTGCTATATTAATGATAGCATTATTAGAAGCATGGAGAGCCTCATGGCAAACAAGTTACCACCGCATTTAGAAGCAGAACTCGTAATGCTAAGAAATGAGTTAGACAGAAAGATGACTGACTGGTGCAGTTCACACCGCCAAAAGAATGCAGAGATTGAGTATTTTTATGCGAAAGAGAGGCTCAAGAAGTTTGTCAAGGCAAGACGAGAAGAGGGTTATAATTTATGATAATTAAATTAAAGCATTTGAGATTTCCTAGCCCAATAGAAGGAATACTAAAAAGAGCTTGGAGACGTGTGCCAAATGACGCTGAGACATATAATCTTATTGATTTTGAATGGACTTTACATGAGTTTTTCAATGAGGTGTCACCAGCAGAAATTTATATTTGTGCAAAAGGTTTAGGCAAGTATAGGCTTAGACGATTAATTGCTTTTTTCTTAGATATTGACGAAACAAATACAATAGAGTGGCTAAAGCAGTGCCCAAATATGTATGATATGCATACATATCACGTAAAGAAATTATTAAATTACACAAAGGAGCGTGAACTTTATGACTGATGACAAAGAAAGTTTCCGCATTTTGTATGAAGATGCTTACCGAGAGAAATGGGAAGCCATGCGTGAGAAAGAGCGTGAAGATCAACGCGAAAAGCGCAACTTACATAGACCATCTAGTTTTATAGCAGCAAAAGATTAATCGTGGGGCAGTGCGAAAGGAAGAACGCAATCATTTATTATGTAAGTGAAACCTGCCCCAATAAAATAATAATTATTCAACGAGAGGATTACAATGATTAAATACTTTACCTTCATGGTATTAAGTTACTTTGTACAAGGTGAGCAAGTTACTCACAATATATTATTCCCATCATATGACGCTTGCAGCCATTCTAAGGCGGCTATGTACGACATAATGATACCTTATCAGGACAAAGTGCATATTTACTGCAAAGGCACTCAGGTGGCTTCTAATGAGCTTCTGAAGCCTATGCCAAGACCATGACCTTAAGACACGTAGATTTATGCTCTGGTATTGGCGGCTTTGCGCTAGGCTTTGAATGGGCTAAACTAAGTAAACCAGTTTTATTCTGCGACATAGAGTTGTGGAGTAGACAGATATTAGCAAAGCATTGGCCAGACGTGCCAATTGCAGACGATGTAAAGGAGTTAGCTAATGACCCAGATGGACTTGTTCCAGACTGCGACATCCTCACCGCAGGATACCCCTGTCAGCCCTTCTCACTTGCCGGGGAGCGCAGAGGCACAGAAGATGACAGACATATCTGGCCGTACATATTTTCCATTATTCAAAGAAAAAGACCCTCTTTCTGCGTTTTCGAGAATGTTTATGGGCACGTCTCTATGGGTCTCGACGAAGTGCTTTCTGACTTGGAAGGGGAAAGCTACGCAGCAAGGGCGTTCATTGTTCCAGCTTGTGCCGTTGACGCACCACACAGACGAGACAGACTCTGGATTATCTGTAGAAATGTGGCCGACACCAACAACTCAGGAGATAGAGCATCCAGACGCAGAACTGACAGCATCAGGCAGAAGGTTAAGCAAGGACAAGAAAAGCAGTCACAGTCTAAATCTAGCGGATCGCGTAAAGATGTGGCCGACACCGACAGCACATATCAGTCAGGAAGGAGCTTACCCAGCAGAGTTCAGACGCAACACCATAACACTGACAGCACAAGCAGCAATGGAAGATCGAAAAATGTGGCCAACGCCAACAGCAAGGGATTACAAGGACAGCGGAGACAACATGAACTTGTATCGCAACGAGAGACAGAACACTCAATTGGGCGTGGTGGCAAAGAGGTCAGAGTCGGAGAGTTCTGGAAGTCTGAACCCAGAGTGGGTAGAGTGGCTAATGGGATACCCCGAAGGGTGGACAGACTTAAAGGACTAGGTAACGCAATTGTTCCTCAGATAGCAATGCGTATTGGTTTGACAATAAAAGAGACTATGTAAGCCATTGATAGATTTTTTTAGTCTCTTTGTTCCGATGATCCAAGCCAGTGTAGCCACCATTCACTCGCTTGGTGATCTTCTTAATTATCTCGTCGGTTACGCCCTCTCTAGCAAGCTTAAACAAGCCATTGCTATTGAAGAACCATATGGCGGTATCGAAAGCATATTCTTTCTCTAACAGGGATGGGTCATTTATAACTTCTGGCTTGCCCATGTCAGCAGCAAATGACCTGATATTATTATACCCAGTTAATTGTATAAAACCTCGGCCAATGTATAAACTGGCCATAGAAGGAGTTTCGTTACCCATTCTGCCAGTGTAAACCTTCTCCGCTAATGCTTTTGGATTTCGTGAATACGGCTCTGCACTTTCTTCCGTAGGAAATCGGCTAGGCCAGACCTTCATCATGGCTTCTACGGAGTAGTTTAAGTTTTCTTTGACATATTTAAATGAACCGCTTTCATGCACAACCTGACCTAACAAGTGTGCACCTTCTTCTGGCGATAGATCAAAATGCTGCACAATAGCTCTAGCCGTGTTTGGCCCAAATGATCCGTCTGCCTGACAGCCACATCGTTGCTGGAGTACCTTCAATGCTTCACTCATTTTGACCTCGCAATGCTATTTCTTCTATTTCGCTTCCAAGAACTCTTAACTGTGTTCCCATTTCTTCAGTAATTATACCAGAGAATAATGGCTTTCTATCTTTGGCGCTAAATGCCTCACCGGGTATAAGCGCAAATGTTTGTTCCTTCTCATCAACCTCAAACGTAATATGTGCTACTTGAAATCTTTGCATATCATCTAAATTTCTAACACTGCGCCGATAGCTATGCCTACTCACTCACTAACTCTTTAGTGCCACACATGCGCTGATAAACCATGTCAGCGCTATAAGCCTCTGCCCATCGATTTTCTGTAAATGTGCAGAATGCCCACAAATGGTCAACATCTTCATCAATAAGCTCTATAAATTCTTGCTGCGTGGAAACAGTTTGTTTTAAATGTTCTATGTCATGCACTAGCCCACTAATATACCAAACTAAGGCTACTAACTGCACAGCCATAGCAAAAACAAGTGCTACTGGTATTTTAAGATCACTCACCTTTTGCTCTCCAAGTATAGCCGTAAACAGTTGACCAATGTATTTAAGCTAACTGCCGAAAACAGCATTATCCACTGCCACATCTCCATCTACTTTCTCCCCATAAACTGCTTTGTTCCCCTTATTCCTATGGCTGCGCTGCATACAGCGAAAACGAGCCATGTGTACCACTCTGGCAATTCAGAGAGACGGTCAAAGCCATTTTTAACTACGTTCTCTAAACCCGGCACAAAACATAAGATAACTGGGATCATTACAACAATAGTTATAAATTCGTCCTTCCAAGAGTTCTTTGTGCTTTCTGCCATAATCCTCTCCCAGTCGTTTATAGACGTCTCTTTTGAGAGCATTATTTTCGCTTTCGCTTCTGCCTCTGTTAGCTTTAGTTTTGCATTCGCAGCTTGAGCTTGAGTTTTAGCGTTAAGCCAACCGCCAGCCAATTCTGCAACTGGCCCAATAAGTGCTTGTAACATTACGATTTAGCCTCTGTTTTAATACTGCTGTTTGATTTTGCACTGAAGCCAAAGTAAGCGCCAACAAGACCACTAAGCGCAATGTATTGTGCCATCAGTACACTATCTGCTTCTGCCATTTCGCTAGGCCAAATAACAGTTGCTATTGTTACTACAGCCATCATAGCCATAGCTATGTAAGCCATAATTCTTTTATTAAGCTGGTAAGCCTTTTTGTCTGGTATTAATTCATTCATTTCAATGACCTCGCATGAGTTATCGCCACTCTCTTGTCTTTGGTAATTATAACAACTTTTCCGTCTTTGTCATAGACTATGTATTTTCCACGTCTTTCTACCAATATCACCGCTCTATCTTAATACACACCACCTTACTGCTAGTATTAGTTACCAATACTTTAGCTTCCGCTTTCTCAGCCTTGCAAGCTTCTTCATTTGAATAAGTGCCTACATGGAAATGGCTGAACTCACCGCTGACTAACTGCAACCAAAGTAATACCCACATTACCAGCGTCCTTGATGTTTGCCCCAAAAGTAAAAGAAAAGAAGTAAAAGACCGCCACTAATAGCAAAAAGCACACTCCCAATAATAAAATTTATTATCGCATCCATCTGTTGTTGCTTTCTGTATAGCTCATCTTTGCGTCTTTTACGGATCATCGCCTCAGTCTCCACTAGTTCGGCCCAGCCGCTTCTCCCATAATGCCAAGTGATTAATTCGCGCAACTCCTCTCTCATGGATTCCATTTTCTTCTTTTGTGCAAATATCTCTAGAGCCGTTTCTTCATCTGAACCTTTAAACGTCTTTTTCCACCAAGGCGGGTTTGTTACTTCTCTTTGCTCAATATTAGAGAAATCACTGATTGCTTTGCCCCACTCATTAAGCTGGGTGGCGCAATCGGCTAGATCCCTTCCTGCCGAAACGGTTGCCTTGATAGCCTTAAAAGCGCCAGTGGCGAGTCCGACACAGCTTATAGGATCGATCATTACATCCTAGTCAGAATAGAAACCAACATGATAATCATAGCGCCAGCAGAACCGACAATCACCATTTCTAATCTTTTGATTCGGGTTATGGTTTCTTTCCAACGTTCCTCTAATTGCGTTTCCACTTTTACTACTCGCTTGTCTAATGATGCTAATGTCGGTTTACTCATGTAATATCATCCGTAATTTCTACCCTAATATATCCATTATTAGGAAATGTTTCTATTGTAGTATCGGGATATGTTACCTCAAATTCAGCTTGATATGAACCCACTGTATCCGTATCAGCCGCAACCCAATTATATTGCACTATACCAGTAGCCTCGGTGACAATCTGCGCTGCTGCATCAACAGTTACAGATGAAGCTCCAATAGCTCTCATATGAAATCGACAAGTTGCATTAGTTAAATCTACAGCATCGCCATCACCGTTTTTAAGTGCAGCCCTTATTGACGGAGTAGTATCATTTTGCTTTATATGAAAACTCATTATGCAGCCTCATTTATTTCTTGGACTAGTATAACACTATTTGGCTCATCTTGCGATAGTTGTGCAGCATTTGCAACACCAGCAAATTCAAAACGCCTTGCTCTACCAGCGCTTAGTGTTGCATCCTGACCTGTCAGAGTAAACGCATTGGGCGCTACATCTATTGTATTAGCTATACCTGCTGCAAAACCAGTTAATGTAAATAAACCCGGTTGCGGAGAAATACTTATATTTGGATCTAGTATTGCATCTTCAGTAGTTAAAGTGAATGTACCCACTTCTGCTAAAAGAAGTTGTGTTTCAATAAATGCGTTAGACTGGCCTGTTACTGAGAATGACCCAATGTCAGCTTGAAGTCTATTTGTAACTTTAAGAGCCGCATCTTCACCCCCAAGCACAAAAGACCCTACATCACCAAAAATACCTTCGGCTAAGTCAAAATTGTTATCTTGCCCAGTAAGTGTAAATGACCCAGCATCAGCGCTCAGTAATTCATTTACTTTTAAATTCGCTGCTTGCCCAGTGAGCGCAAATGATCCACTTCCGACTGTTAAAGATGTGTCAACATCAGTATCAGGGAATGATAAGCTAAAAGCCCCATGATCTGCTGAAAGAACATTATTGACCTTAAAATCTGCATCTTGACCTGTAAGTGAATACGATACCGATCCACCTTCAAGGTTTTTAGTCGGCAATAAAGCAGCATCCTGACCCGTAATGGAAAATGAGCCAGAGTCTTTTGGCTTCGCAATATTAAAATTTGCAGCTTGAGTTGTAGTGGCAAGATCACCACGTCCAAGGAATATTGTAACGGAAAATACAGAAGTCTGCCCAGTAAGCGTATAAGTTGTTTGGTTAACAGGGAAGGGATTATTAATGCCGCTTGCCTGACCGCTAACGGTAAACGAGCCACTGTCAGCAAGAATATTTATCTGTCTAGATGAATCTTGCTCCGTTACAATGTAGCTACCATGATTGGCAGTTAGTGTAAAACCCTTGCTAAAATCAGCAGCTTGGCCACTAAAGGTAAATGATCCATTATCAGCAGTAAGTGGGCGAACTGATACAAAATCAACATCTTGACCTGTTAAAGCAAAACTACCAACGTCAGCCGCTTTGGTAACTGTAAGCGATACAGCTTGACCTGTTAATGCAAAACTACCAGCATTAGCAGCAATTTGATATTCTTGTACGCCAATTTCATCGGCTAATGGTGCTGATGCTAATGGGCTGAAGCCAAGCATTTAGCTTACTCCTTATGGGGAAACTGGCCAGTCCTCATCCGACAAATTCGGCCAAGCATCATCATCTGGTAAATTTCTCAGTTCATTTCTATAGGTAGCCCAAGCCGTTTTATCCTCGTTGCTAAGTGGGCTGTCATTCATTTGTGTCCAATCGCTATCGGCTAGCAATTTATTTCGTGTTTCTCTGTGAGCCGCCGCAGTATTAGCGTCTTGATTTGCTTGATATGCTGCCTCTTGCTCTGCTTTAGTGCCTAGCTCATCATCGTCAGAAAACATGTCTCTTGCAACATTATTGTAAACCCAATTGCCGTTGGCGTCTTGCACTACACCGTCAGTAACACTCACTTGATATTGTGTTGTGGTAGCTGGTGGACTTGGCAAAACTGGGTCTATATTCATCGCGTCAAATACATTACTTCCCCAAACGCTTGGTAAAGCCATATTTGGAAAAGCGGCTTTCCAATGTTCTTTTGATTTAACTTCTCCTGTTGTTCGCTCTCTAAATTCAGCCATTTATCATTCCTTTCGTATCAGTTTACGGCTCTGCAATTGCGTAGAAAACATATGTGTTGCCATTTGTATTTATATCGCTATCAGTGCCTGTTACGCTAAAGCCCGAACTATAAGGGCCGATGTCTCTCGAGCCAGCGTCTGTATATTGTTGATCAGTAGAATTGAAGGTTAAATATGGATCGTTGTTTGACGTACTAATCCCCCTACTACTGTCCCAAGTTAGCCAATTTCCTGTAGCGTAAGCATTACGTATAAACACGTATTTTGCACCATTAGAAAACCCACAATCAACGTTAATTGTGCTTCCTGTTCCAGTGTAAGAACCACATTTTGCAACGCCATCCAAACTTGTAAAAGCATACGCCACATATTTTTCACCGCTAGTATTTACTCTGCCGTGAGTGCCAACGGTAAACACCGTGTCAGTTGGCGTTGTATTGTTCCAAAGATTAGCTTGACCACCACCAGTACCGCTAGTTCCAGCGGCTCCTGTTCCGTTAATTTGTAAATATTTTGTATTTCCTAAAGCTGCAAAGTAACACGTCCAATCTTCTGTTAAACTTCTTCCACGAACCCAAATCATTTCTGGCGTTTTATTTAAGTGATGTTTTAGCGTTCTTACTGCGCCTGATCCAGTCCATGAAATCTCATTAAAGAAACCTTCAGCCGCCTTCCACATCCAACTATATGTGTTTGTGCCACCCCAATTTTGATCAATATGACCGTGCATGAAGTCAAATCCAGCCTCAGTAGCGTTGCCCTCTGGACTATCTGCATTTAAAGGCAAATATTTTTCACCAAATATTCTAGCGTAATTAAACCAATTATTAGAACTTCCAGCAGATTTAACTAATCCCATATCAACCTTATGATTAGCACTAAAAAATGGCTCATAACCTTTTAAATCACTAATAGAAAAAACTTCGCGGCTAGAGGTTGGTTGCTTCATTGGAAAGCGTATCGCCATATATAAAAAACGATTATTTTCACCGCCAGCATTTACTTGGGTATTTGTTTCTTGCTCAAATCCAAAGCCCTCAGACGTTGGATATATCCTTGCGACGCCAACCTCAGAGACATTTGAATTTGCTTTGATAGTGAAGCTATCCCCAGACTGAGCAGTTGGTTTTCGCCATACTCGCATCATATCAAAAATGTGCCAATCCGTAGTATTATAAACATTCTTAATAAGCAACCATTGTGGTTTCATACCAATGTCAATTTGCTGACTATCGCCCGATGAACCACCACCTTGATACCAGCCAACCTTAATCATTGGCGTATCGCCATTTTCACCGAAACCGCTTTGCAAGTCAGCTGTGCTTGGAGCTACTCCGACATTCAATTCACTTATAGAAGCACCACTGTGGTTTGTCTCTAGCCTATAGTATCTATAAGCAGTTGTGTTAGTAAATTTAAATCTACTGTATTTTCCAGCATAATAATCGGTGTTTGTCAGTCCAGTTACTGTTTGGATAGACGTCCAATTAGAATTGTCATTTGACCCATAAGCAGTAAAGCCTTGAACAGGATTATATACAGTTCCTGACAAGGATTGTGGCGCAATATAATATGTATTAACGACTGTAGCCGAACCCATATCCCAAGACACATCAAGAACACCGCTTGTATAAGCCATGTTAGTATTATTGCTATCTATCGTTCCGTCATTGATTTTAGATAATGGATAACTGCTATCAATGTTAGAATTTTCGTCAGTAAAAGTTTTGCCTACCAAAGACGTTTGAGTATCGTCAGTAGCGGAAAAATTATGTGCAAATAAATATGCAATATATGATCCACCGTTTGTATTTAAAACACCACCAACGTTAAACGCTGTGGAGCTAGGGGGATTGTTTGATGTATTTGCAAATGCATTTTGCTCGTTTAATTTACCGTAATCGTTTGAGCCGTCTATCTTATCAGTTAAGACCCACCAATCGCCACTTGCGTCTGTGCGTTTTATGATAACTAGGGCTGGTTTGACGCCCAAATTATGTGAGACTGCTTGCTCGTTTGCGCTTGATCCACCGTTCCCAGAGTAGCTAATTATGTCCATGAACTTTTCTTTTTTTAAAAAGCTCCAAGCCACATGTTGATAGCTACTATTATTAACCTGACCGTCAGCCGTATACATTTGTAAGCCGTTGCCATTAAAGCTATAATTTTTTTGAGTAGCTGAACCTGATGCACCACTATCATTAGGAATTAATTCATAATCAGCGCCTCTAACTGTATCTATAAGAGCGTGACCATCGGTTTTATTTCTAGCCTTTATCCACACCAGACCACCATCGCCAGTAGTAGAAGTAAAAGATGTAGAATGTGCGGATGAAGGAGCAGTAAAATTGCCAGTGTAAACAGCTTTGCGACTTAATCGAAAATCGTCAATATAACCAGTAAATCTATAGTCATCACCGCCACTTGTTCCCCAATGTGTTCCTAGCTCTAATTGCTTAAAACCAAAACAATTATCATAAAGATTTATCGTTGATTTTGAAGTACCATCAACATAAAGCGTTAGGTCAGTATCCTGTCTGACCAAAGCGATATGATACCAAGTATTTGCAGCAATTGTATTAGTTGGCGTATTTGCGCTGCGCCCACCACTATCGTTAGGAGAGTTCCGCGCTTGAACACCTATTTCGCCACTCGAAGTAAAGTACATGCCTACTGAATAATCAGTATAATCGCTAGGATTACCTACATTCATTATACCTTTAAGAGCCGCAAGGCTGTCCACTCTCAACCAAAACTCTATCGTAAAATCTCTATAACCTAGTAATATACTTTCATCGTCAACAGTTATCGTAGCTTGACCATTAAACCGTAACGAACCAGTTCCGAACTTTTTTGTTCCAGTATCTACAGTAACACCGTTGACAGTAGTTGTTAAACTATTTGGCCCACTATCAGACGTATTGTCTCCAGTTAACAAAACTGAAACTTTTTCCTCAGTATCGTCACCTAAATTTAAGTTGGCGTTTATTGTTTGCCCAAGGCTAGTACCATCATAAACAAAAGTATGGAAAAGACTTTCAACGTCATTGATGCTAGAACCGCTTGCTGCCGCTGCCGTTCCAGCCGCCGCTTGCAGTAATTTTTTCTTAGTGCTCATTCGCTTATCCTAATGCTTGCCCAGCCGTAAATCCATACCAGTTTGTTCCGCCGTCTCTTGTGTAGAATACAAACACATCTTTTGCTGAAGCGGTGGCCGTTAGCGTTGGCGTGGTTGCGCTAGGCCAATCAACTTCAGTAGGAAATGTGACTGTATATCCTGACGCTGACGCATCTTGAATTATCTCTAAAC